CTAATGGTCTGCGTATTAAAACGCCAACCCGCCGGAAGTACCTTGAGATATGGGGGGCTCGTCCTCATCATGTCTGCTTCTCCTGCCACTCAGCATTCTTGCCACTCTTAACCCTGGTTATCTCAGTCCCACTTGCCGAAGCTATCTCCACCGACCAATCATACCAGCCAGGTCGAAGCAATCCAGTAACCGCCTGAGATACATCAAATCGAAGAGTCACGTTTCCGCTTCCTGCATCAATTACAGTCCCGCTCTGAATAAATGAATTAACCCCTTGGTCATCTTCATACCTCATCCCAAATTTACAGGTCGCTGTTGCCGCTACGAATCCGCTCGGCAATGCAACCGTCCAAGAAAACGCCCTACCGTTAGCGTTTAGGTAGTCATCCCCAATAATAAGTGGACTTGCCAATTGACCCGATGCTGTAACCGGAGTCGATACAGTCACCGTCCCGCCTGCCTGGATCAGATCGGTTTGGCTCTTGACGTTGTTCAGGATATTCCCTGCCTGCGTCCCGCTGTAACCTGTAGAAAGATCAGTAGACCAAGGATTACCAGCCGCACCTGAATCGATCAAAGCCTTACCCGTTGTGCCTGCTGTCGTGTGACCGCTTGTAGGCTCATTCCAAACACCGTTAACGACTTCTGTTACAGCATCGCTTGCTAGCCCCGCCGCTGTAAGCCAATTAGCAGAGAATGCCGCTGAGGTGACAACGCCTGCTTGTAGTGCATGAATATCCGCTGCGATATGACCTGATCCCGCGCCGGTCACCTGAACCGATCGATTGTTGTTGTTGCTTATCAAGACGTGTTTACCGAAGCTATCGGCAACCCATGTTGCAGTCGTCAATGAGTTCCACACCGCCGTTGGAATTGCGTCAACGCTGGTTTGCGTCGCTCGGCTTCCAATGGTCGCATCGATTCGCGACAATCCAAACGCCGCGCCATCACTAGGATTCGCTGCCGTAAACACAACAGTCTTTTCAACAGGAGATGCACCCGAAGCGATAAACAAATACGAACCCTCGTCTGCATTTGTATCCGCTTGCGATAGATTGAATCGATATTGACCGTTGCCAAGCTCGCTCGTCGTTCCTGTAGCTGTCGCTTGCGCACCATTGTCGAGGGCTAGATAAGCAGTCACGCTCGCACCGGTCAAACCTAATCCGGTCGAAGTATTAATCAAAGCGAAGTAAATGTATTGATTCGCGACGTTCTTACGGTACATCAATAAACTCCGCTTCCGATTAAGTGTTGTCGATTAACCCAATAGCCTTTGAATCCGCCTGCCTGTTCCGTGTATCTTCGCCTGCGTCGCAACGGCATGTTACCGCGTCCGATCTGCCATAACTGACGCACCTCGCCCGCTGTCAAGGCTCGGTTGTAAATGCGGATGTCGTCAAGCTGGCCGTTCAGACGATTACTTGCTGCATTCAGCGTAATCGAAGATGTATTTGTTGTCACCGAGAATGAGCCTGCGCCTGTCGTTGTTTGCAAAACACCATCGAAATAAACAGAAAAGTTTCCGGCAGTACCTCTCCCATTGCCGTTATAGCTCAAAGCATAATGATGCCATCCACTCGTCATTACAGCAGTTGTCAAGTCGGCTCTATTTCTAGACCAGGCATTTGCTGTCCCAAAAAGTATCCCGCGATAATTTCCTGATAAGTCACTCGACACGCCAAATTCCCAGGCTAAATTGTCGTCAGATGTAAGCATTAAAAACTTAGTGAAGACATTGGCAAAATCGCGAACATTCGCGAACAACGATACAGAAAATGGGGATGCATTTGCTGCGTAAATCGTGCTTCCAGAAATCGCAACAAAGTCATTCGACCCATCGAAATCCAACGCAATCTTTCCACCACTGGTGACCCAATCATCGTTGGCCATGTTTGTGAGAGTGCCCCAGTTCTGACGGCCCGATAGATCCCACAATCGAGTACCACCCATTGCAGGATTAAGCGACGGGCACCACCATCCAGCATCAGGAAACGACCTCGGAAACATCGCCTCCGATGCCGAGCGAGCGAAACCAGAATGTACCGACGTATTGAGCCAGGTCACTACTCAACCACCTTATCAATTAGCGGTACAAGGATGACCCGCGAACCGTTGTTCGTTGCCGTTGCTTCGTCTCGGATCGCTTGCCCAAGGTTGTTATCAACGATTGGAGCGACGTAACGACCGATTGGACGCCAAACAACCGGAGCCTGAATTAGCACCGTATCAGCGTCAGCCGTTGCGACCAACGACGTCACCGCTGGCCCTGCTTGACGTAAATTAGCATCCGAAGTCCCGAGCGTGTAAGACGCATCCGATCCAGTGACCTTAGCAGGCCACTCAGAGCCATCGCGGGAATTGACTAAGTACAAATCGACGGTATTTCCAACCGCCGGAGCTGTACCGGTCTCGATAATTAAATACACCGCGTAATCTCGATCCCAATTCTCTGTGAGATCAGCCGACCCACCTTGACGAGCAGCACCGTTAGCAAGAGCATCAAACGACAGCGTGTGAGTCACACCGCTAGCACCAGCCTCACCCCAAATAATCGCCGTCCCTTGTGAAACCTTAAACAAATCAGGCAACGCCATTTTGAATCATGCTCCTTGCTGATTTAACGTGACCGGGCTCAACATGCGACCAGCCTACCGATTCCGTCCACTTGATTGTGACCCAACGTAGCGACTTGAGCCGCTCGATTTGGGCTTGAGTTGCAATGCCAAACGATACTAGCCCCTGCATCATGTCGATCGCTGCTTGCTTGTCGAGGTCAGCATTTTGCACCCGACCGCCAACGTCATCGATCCAACCAGCAATCGAGATGCAAAGCTTCCTGATCTGTTCGTCGGATGATTGCTGGCCGATGATGATCGGAGCGTAAACAGCCTCCTCAATGGCCCACTGTTTAACCTCGACCACCGGAACCAATCGCTTTACCGTGACAGTCAGCACGTTTATCAAGTCCGCCGCTTGTTGGTCGCTTGTGCCTTGGTACTGAGTCTTTTTGAGTTCTTCGATCAATGGTTCGTAATTCACGCTCGCGCCTCAATTCTGGTTGTGACGAAAACAACGTACTCGATGTAACGCCAAAAACCGATCGCATCAAAAATCGGATTAAGCATCGGACTCATAACGCAGTATCGGATATGATAGGGCGAACGATGATGCTCGGCATGATGCTTGCACGATTGTAGGATGCCACATCGTTGAGCCATCGATACCAACCAACCGTTTCGCCCCTTCGAGTGCCCCCAAGCATGGATCTGGTTGGCTTGGGACAAGAACAAAAACGTCAGCCATGCGTCGCGAGTCGCATTGCAGCAAAGGCACGCGCCACAAGCCAACATCGATGGAATGATGGTTGTGTAATTGCGATGCCAATAAGAGCCCTTCAGGAATGCGTATTGATCCGAATGGTGGAGTTGGTTTGGCCCACCGATGAGCCTGCCGAAAACCGGCGTATCTTGGTCAAGGTACGAATCCTCCCACCAGTGAAAAACACCGGCAATAAAGTCAGCCGTTAGGAATGATATGATTACGAACAGGATCCACTCAATCACTTGTTGCAACCTCCGAGCAATTTACCGATCTCAGTTTGCAACGTCTCAATCTTGGCCCAAAGTTTTTCGCGATCTGATCGACATTCCTGCAAATCGCTTCGCGTGGTTTTCTTTTCTTCGACGAACAAGCGAAACAAGATTCCGACCGCTGTGCTTAACGCTGCGACCATGCCCGAGCCGATGATGTAAACCAAGCTTTCCTGAGTCACTTTACGAGCCCTTTCGCCTGTTCAAAAGTGAGATAGCCAACGTGATCCTTGCGATCCGATCCCTTGGAGACTTCAAACCTTGGAGTCACCGGAAACGGATGATCCTCGACAATGCCTACCGACCATCCGGCATCCAAGAATTTTTGCATCTCGCACCGCTTCCACTTCTCGCATGGCGGGCAATTCTTGGAGACGAATACCAGAATCTCGATCTTCAATGGCTTGTCGCTTGGGCTTGGGATCGGCTTGGGATCTTCGATCGGAGCTGGTTGAACTGTTAGAGAATCTCGAACAGTTGCCACCTGTTTAACAAGGTCGCTCGACGGTATGTCGCATTGAGTTGGATCTGGCTTGGATCCATTGAAGAACCAACCAAGCAAGCAAAGCATTATACAGCAAATCAAAATAGACTCCCTTCGTTCATTGCTCATCCCAATGGCCTCGACTGCATCCAAGATACTTTTCGGGGCCCAGGCGTTGAAAGATCCGATACGCCAACGATTGATGTCCATTGATGCTTGCAAAGAGCATCAATTACGCTTGGTGCAATTTCAGTCCAAGAATCGTTGTGACTGTTTAGCCGCCAAAGGTAGTTCCGGCCCTGTTTGTCTCTGCGTTTGCTGTAGCCGAGCCATGCCGTAGCATGACCGCCACCGCGACCAAGACCGACCGACTCCAAAACACCGTTGCGACTGTAGAACGAATCGTTCCAAAGCGTTCCGGTATGAACCGCACCTACGCCGCTTGCCAAATATCGAAAGATGGCATCATACGAATCGAGCCAAGTATGCGAGCCGATTCGATACGGGAAAGCCTTCATCCTCATATCGTCGGTAATGAGCGTCCGGGCGTTGCTAGGGTATGGCGTTAAGTATGGCAAATCCTTTTCGGGAAGCATACCGATCGATGTTGCAACCTTAAGCCCTGCTTCGATGGTCGATCCCTTGTCAACACCGAGCAAACCTTGGCTCTGTCTTTGGGACTCAAGATACGCAAACAACTGCGACAACTGACGATCAACGCTAAACGAGCCATGCACCAACGCCCAAACGTACTCGCAAGCATTGGTCAATGAAAATCCTTGGCAGGATCCCATGTTGCCCTGCTTATCATGTCGCATCAGTGGCCGTGGATCGATCTCATCGGGAGCTGCGAAGTCTCGCATCGTGAAAGCAATTTCGGTCGAGCCTGCCTTGATCGCGTCTCGATTCTCGATGGTTGGATCGTAGCCTGTGAATTCAAAGTCACTCACTGCCCACCTCCATAGAATGCGATGCGAACAATGATGCCGCTTAAAAAAACCAAGTTGACAACAGCAGCAGCTAAAAGAAAGTTGATAGCTTTATTCGCCTCAGTGGTTTCGTTTTCGACCCCTCTAAGAGTTGTTTGAATTGAATTTAGCTTCTCAGACTGCTTAAAATAGCGATCTTTCCAATCGTCGCGTTCTTTTCGCAACCTGTCCATTTCCATTTGATCTATTTCAATCACGCCTAGGACGGACTTGACCAACTCATCCCAAGGCTCTTGTTTCTTTTGCTCACTCATCCCAAAACACCCTCTTGGTAAGAGTCTTGATGGCATCGAGGATGATGGTAGAAGTATACGAGAAAAGCAGAGCGCAAACGCCAAAAAATACCAACACCAACGGTGTAAGCATCATCACCAAAGCGACAAACGCATCGCCTGTTGTGTCTGGATTGTCCATCTACCACGCCCCCGCTATTTCACGATTGATCTTGGCTATCTCAGATTCCTTACCCGCGAAGCTTGCAGGCAAATCGAGTTTGTCAATGGCCTCGTAGACTTTGTTCAATGCGTCTTTTTGCTTAGCCCCTGCATTATCGGCAATAAACTTCGTCCATTGCTCTTGATCTTTGATCTCGCCCGATTCGATCTTTGAAGCCGCCTCCAAGAATGCCTGCTTGTAGGCCGATCGGATGGATGGCAACGTCTGAGAGACGACCGCCTTGAGCTCCTTCGGCTGTGGCTTGTCCGGTTGCGGTTGCTGATTTCGCAACAACGCAAAGACCGCGACTGCAGCGACGATCCAAGGCACCCAATTTTCTTTTTTCGCTTCCGCCATCATCCATCCTTGTGTATCGCCCGTCTCGCTCCGACTAACCCGCTTGTAAGGATTGAAGGTTAGTAGGTAGTCGTTGCGATCTAGGCTTAGTCGTTATCGTCGTCGCTGACCGTGGAATCGAAGGGCTCACCAACCGCAACATCCTCCGAAGGATTCTCGACCTTCTGCGATTGCCACCATAGCCACAATCTAAGAGCGATCTGAATCAGCAAAAAGAGCGTAGCCGGATCGATGCCGACTAACTCAGGATGCGAACCGAACAAAAGCTTTCCAGCTTCCTCATCGCCGTCGATGGTCTTTGCGACCAAATCGGCCACCGTTGGATCGGATCGACGAGCGATCCAGATTTCACGAGCCGCTCGCCGAGCCTTTAACCTGTCAGTAAATTTCACGCGATTCACTTGGTCACCTCATCAGGCTTAGGCAATGGCCGAACAGAATCGCCAACGATCCAAGCACCAACAACCCATACGAGCTGCTGAATTTGATCCTCAGTCAATGGGGTCTTGTCCTTGAGAACAACGACGGCAATCGTAGCCGCCGCCGCCCAAAATCGCTTGCTCTTAACTAAATCACCGATGTTCATAATTTTGACTCCTTTCTCGCATTTTAGGCTTGACCCGCTGAAATTGCAAGCAACGGCCCTAAATTCGTTTCTCCCGCTTCCGAGCCGACTTAGCTGTCTTTGGCCGCTTCTTGGTCTTGCGTGTCAGAAATAGCCCTAAATGCTCGTTCATCGCCTCGAAAATCAGTTGGCTTAGAGTCATGTCCATTTTGGCCGCTGCTCGATCCCACGCCGACCAAGCTTCATCGGGTTGCGAGATGTTTTTTCGTTGCGTCATTGGGTTACCTCAATAATCGTTCCGACCTTATCCTCTGGCCCGACGTACCACTTCTCAACGGTCAGTCGGTAGACCTGCCCATCGTCGATGTAAGCAACGCCGTTCAAGGAATCGAGGATGCCCTTAGCCGTGTTGTCGATGTCCGGCCTGCTCATCTTAGGTTCTCGACTCGCTCGACGAATCTTGCTATGGCCTTTCGGTCGCGAGTACCAGCAAACAATCTCGATTGACACTGGCCCTGTCAAGCATCGATTGATCGAAGATTTCCAAGCCAACTGAACAGCCTGCTTGAACGCATGAATGGGGTGATGTTGCTCTGTGTAGGCCCTCGGAAAGCCGTTCTTCGTCGAGACCTTTGGCCGTGGTTGCGCCACCGGCTCACCTGGGATAAAAATTTTCATTTCTTCCTCCTTAACGCTGGATGATCTTTGTTGACGACGGCTCGGAGTGCGTCGAACAACTCTTTGGTTCTTGCCTGAGATTCCGTCAGCTTTCGGCTTGTTCGCTCTAGCTGCTTGCGAAGGTCTTTGTTTTCGGATTTAAGATCCTCGATGTTGGCAAAGTATTCGGAAAGTTTCATTAGAACACCTTGGATCGTTCGCTTGGTTCTTCAATGCCATGCTTGATTCTTGCGTTCTTAATCGCTTGCTCGCACCATTGAATTTGATATTGCTCGAAATAGAAATTTTCCATCATCATCATCTCGGTTGCTTGCTTGAACGCTGCATTGCAGGTTGTTTCATAGCTCAAATCGATGTGATCCAACCCTGCCAAAGCAGCTTCTGCGTACCTTCTGAACTGTGCTCGCTCGTCAGCTTCATTGTTATCGCTACCAGTCATTGAACTGCCCATTTCTTTCCTCGCTTGAGTAAACTGCACCGCGACGCATCTTAAGATCGCAACTAGCAATCTCGCCGTCTCGGAACTTCGCTATCAAAACTTTCAAATCTTCCGATGCTCGATCCTCACGATGGAGCAACAGAACAACATCCGAATCATCCTCGATTGAACCGGATTCCTTTAGGTCGCTAAGCTTTGGTGGTTCACCTTCTGCCGCTCGACCGACTTGAGCCAAAACAACTATCGGGATGTTTAGCTGTTTGCTGATCCTTGCAAGCTCGTTTGAAACATGGCCCACTTGCAACCGCCGATCATAGATGCCCTTCGGAGCCTTTATCAACTGGATGTAGTCAATCACAACGAGCTTACATCCCCGCCTAGCAATGTCCGATCTGATCCTAGCTTCAATCGCTGCGATGCTTGCTCCTGGCCGATGCCAGAACTCCATCGGGCAAGCTTGAAAGTCGCTTGCGATCTTAAGCATTTCGGACAGTTGGCTGTCGGTATAGGTCAGCCTGTTGAGGTCTTTCGCATCAAGCGTTGTACCGCGCAACATGAACCGCAAAGCGAATTGACGGAAGCTCATTTCAAGACTTATGAACAACGTCGGCTCGGCTCGATCCCTGGCTGGCCTCAAGGCGATCTCAGCACCTACCGCCGATTTACCGATTGATGGCCTTGCTCCGATGGTGATGTAGCCTGATGGCAAGCCACCAAAAAGCGATTCGTCGAGTGTTTTGAGTCCCGTAGGCATAACTGCAACATGTCCCTGCTGTCGCTTGATCTCGCAATCCTCAAGGAAGTCGGATAACACAACGCCGATCGATTTCTGATCCTTGCTGCCAACATCAACGAGCGTTGACGCTGACGATAGCTGGCCCGCAAGCTCCATAGGCTCAAAGCTTGGCGACTGTGCTTGATTATGCAAGTCGGCAATCGCCATGCGTAAACGCCGCCTTTGTGAAGCTTTGGCGACCTGTTCGGCATAGTAGGCCGTGTGATGAGGTAAACCGTTTTTGAGCAACTCAGCGAGCCTTGTTATGCCGCCGATCTTGTCGATTACCTTAACCCGATCGAGCTCGATTGAAATCGTTTGGATATTCAACGGTACCGACTTGGCTAGCAAACTTTGGATCGCCAAGAACACATCGGCAAACCCTGTGCTTATGAAGTCTTTAGCTGTAACAAACTCTTGAGCGGTGTAGATCGCTTCCGGCGAAACGATTAACGCACCCATCAAGCTTTCTTCGTCCTTTAGGTCTTGGTCTGTCATGGCTTAGTATTTCTTAGCTGTGTCCCAGAGTGATGGTTTCTTTGCTTCGAGCACCTTCGACGGATCGATGTAATCAGGGCTGATGCCTTGGTACTCGTTTGAGATCGCAACATCGATGCAGGCTAGGAGATGCTTAGCATCGACAAACCGAGTATCCCAACCTCGACAAACATTGCTCCGATCCTTGATGCGCTTGCCTGTTCTGAGTCTCATTGACTCAAAGTCTGCTAGAGCCTGTCTTACTTCCGGAGTGTCGAGTCTCTTAGGAGGTTGGAACTCTCCGACAGTCTCGGATGGTTTCCTCTTGGCTTTTGGTTTTTCTTCCTCAGTGGTCTTTCCCCCATTGGGGGATAAAGGGGGATTTATTTCTTCTCTTCTCTCCCTCTCCTCTTCTCTAGGCGTTACTGTAACGTTACGCGTTACGTTACTTGTTACGTTACTTTTTGACTCGATTCCAAGTCGCTTTTTTTCCCTGTACCGGGCTTGCCTTTCGGCGTTCTTGGACTTGTTTTTCCCGTCTGGCTCAACGTTGTATTCATCGAAAAACCTTGGGAAAATCAACCCCTGATCATTTTCGACAACCCACCCAACGGACTCCATAGCATCGCCAAATCCAGGCATGTCGGAGATGTCGTCAAGCACCCAGAGACCAACACCGTAGCAGGCTAGATCATCGCCGTTACGCACTCCTCGATGTCGCATCACGCCCCACACCGATAACAACGCACCAACGCAAGCGTTACGCGTTACGTTACGCGTTACGGTCATGTTACGTCTCATCTGCTGGTTAACGTGACGCGCTAAAACACCATCCTCATCGTCCAGCATGTCGGCCATAAGGCAAACTTTGGGATCCCGGTAGAGATCCGTCCGCATTTTGATCCAATCACCGGCCATAGCAGCTTGACCCTTCCTTGGAAAAATCCCAGCCGGTATTCAGGCTGCTACCCCTGGCGCAGACGCGCCAACAGAAACCGGCTGGGATTGTTTTTGTTTTGCGTTGGGTAGCAACCAACGCCATCATTTTATCCATGTTTTCACGCAATTGAAATAACACAAATTCAGGAAAATTAAAACTACTCAAAAGCGACTGTCAGTTTTCGTCGCTCGTCCCAATCGGGGCATTCCTCGATGAATTCGGGAATGCTCCAGACTACTATTTTTCGCGAATGCTTAAATCGAAACAATGCTCTACCCGTGGAATCTACATCAACCAATTGCGTCCACGCCTTAGCCTCTTGGTCAAAATCAAATCCGACAATTGAAAGCCAGTTTCGTATCATGTAGGTATCACCTCTCACGACGCAAACCTTTTCGTCGACCTTCTGGAAATCCAATAAATCACCGGCCATCTATCTACCCTCCAAAAAACCATTGAAACGAAACTTAAAAAGAGCCGCCCGCCCTCTCGAACGAGCGGCCCCGTGGTAAGTAGCGGACGTTTCAACGCAACTTACCGGCGGTCGATTAGGCTATGCATCCCGGCTCGTACCGCGCACCAGTTCATTTGGCCGGACTCCCATTGCAAAGAGAAGAATGGGCACCTTTGCCGAGGCGAACCGACCTGAGAAGGATCAAAACAAACTCAACTGCCTTGGCTTGTCAGCCTCAGCAGAAATCCTAGCCCTAGCGATCTCGATGTATTCGGCCTCACGTTCGATGCCGATGAACCGAAAACCCTCTGCCATCGCCGCTTTGCCGGTCGATCCTGAGCCCATGAAGGGGTCTAGAACGATGCCTTTTGGCGGTGTGATAAGTCGGCATAGGTAACGCATCAGGTCGGTAGGTTTGACCGTTGGATGAGGGTTGCGGGCTAGCGACGTCCCCTTGTCGCCCTTTCTGTTAGCCCCGTCCGGGCAATCGTATTCGCTTTGGTCGCCGTAGCTGTTGCGAGTCCGCTTTTCGACTTCCTCAAACGCCCCGCACCCTTCGTCCCGGTCGTCGCGACTTGCTTTAGCGCAGTAAAAAAATCGTGCTGCGCTGCCTCCGTCATCGTCGTGACCCCGAACTCCAGGATCTCCGCCGAAAACTCCGAAGCATCCTGTTTTGCCCTTTCCTGGCCCTCTGTCGCTTGCTTTGGCTGGCCCCGTCTCAGGAAACAACGCCAGCACCTCCTCGCTGCCATCGTGGATGAAGTTGGCAGGGAATCGGCCCGATGCCTCACTCATTTCGCCGTTGCGACCTTCGCCGGTTTTCATGCCGTAAGTGCGTCCAGTGGGGCTATTGAAAACAGGCTGCGGCACACTAGGCGGTTTGCCCTCAATCCTGCACCCATCAATATTCAACCCGCCCGTTCCGTGTTCGAGTACGTTGGCTGCGACGGTTCCGATGAGGGGCTTGCGGGCTAGGGTAATGGGCTCTAGGGCAGGCTTGATCGATGTGCCCCATCCCTCCCATTGCTTAGCTGCTTCGGTAGCGGGGGCGGTAATTGGGTACTCGACATCCCGGACCCATTCGACTTTGTTCGTCACGGTTCCAGGCGCGTTAGACCGAAACGCCGTACCCACAACCTCCCGCTCTGCCCCTGCCGCCTTGTCGATAGCCTTCGATACATCGAGCGATTTCGGGAACCCCGACCCATATACCCAAGCGATCATATCGCGGATTTCGAAGCCTGCATCCTCGATCCTTACCGCCATCCTGTGCTGCGTCCTCGTCCCCGCAAAGGCCAACAGGTGGCCTCCTGGCTTGAGTGCGCGAAGGCATTCGACCCAAACCGCCTCGGTAGGTACGTCATAGTCCCAACGCTTCCCCATAAAGGATAACCCATAAGGAGGATCGGTAACAATCGCATCGACCGAGCAATCCGCAAGGGTCTTGAGTACGTCCAGGCAATCGCCGTGGTGTAGCGTGTACCTCATTTCACCAATACCTTTCCTTTACCAGCCCATCATTGATGAGCCGAGCGTTTAGCGACAATGGAGCGACCTCAAGGATCTTCTCGCCGTTGCTGATCGGTCTGGATGCAACCGGCCAAGCATCGTAAATGATGGCCAAAAACCGCCCGTACTTGTCGCGAAACTGCTTGCTCTTTGGAGCCTCGACGGATTGGACGATGACATGCGAAAACAAGTGTTTTGTCACCATGCTTACTCGAAGATCCTTTCCCGCCTGCGTCCTCATCTCAGGTGCATCGATGCCGTAAAGCCTCATGCGTTGTTGCGTAAAAGTGTTGAATCCAAGATCGATCATTAAATCGAACGTGTCACCGTCGATGACCTCGACAATCTGAGCTTGGTAAATGTGAATTCGACTCATAGCCCCTCGCCTTCCTCGACCTCTCGATCAATTTCGATGAGTGCGAAACCGTGAATCCTAGCCTCGGCAATCGCTTCGGACTGAAGCATAAACACGCACGTTCCGCCGTTTGCGTAAACCACCATGCTCCTTTGCACCCGCACCTTCTTTTTTGGTGGAGGTGCAAGGTTGTTAGGGTGATCTGTTGTAGCCCACATCACCCTACCGTCAGTGTGCCAACCAACAGGGACGAAGCGATCTCGAACCATCATCCTACCAGTGTATCGATAACGCTCCTGCCCCACATTAATCGCGTCAATGAAAGCCTCCTCGCCATTCGCCAGTGTAACCGGCCCGACTTGCCATTTGTTACTCAAGACCCACCGCCTTTCTATATTTAGATTTCACCTGTTCGGTTACTTCGCCGAACTGCAATTTAGTTTCGTGATAAGCCTGCCGGATCGCCTCTAAGTCAGACAATCCAGCGTCGGCAATTTTTATGCAAACACGCTCGGCAAACCATTCGTTAATCGCGAAATCATCCACGAGCGATCTCCAATTCGCAAGCTCTACACTTAGCAACGGTAAGGGATCTTCCACAGTGACCGCATCGCCAAGTCTTTTGGATCTTCCAGCGATTGCTAGTAATTTCCAAAACTCGCTTTGTTCTTGGCTTGAGCCCGAGCCTCAACACAGTCAACTTGTTTGCTCGTCGAATCGATTCTTCGTTTGATTCTCCAACCAATTCCTCTTGAGCCCTGTGTTGGCTAGCCAAATTAGCAAGCCTAGTTGCTTCCGTGGTTGACCGAGTATTCTCGGAAAGCCTCTGGCAAATGTCGCTTTGAGACTCGCCTGCATTAACTCTGTTTGCACACTGCCAGCACCTAGAGCGATTGTTTCGAGCCACCGGAAATTGCTTTTCGCAACACTCGCAAGCTTTTGTTTGTCGAGCCATCAGAACACCTCGAAGCCTTTTTCTGTCACAAAAATGCTTCGACCGCTTGGTAGTGTGTATTCCTTGCCAACTTCCAAATGATCTACGCAACTATCCAATTTTTCCGGTTTGTTCGGCTCGATGCGTCGGCGATACCAAACCGCTTTGGCTTGATCGCCTTTGGCAAATGTCCGCCTCCATTCTTTCGAGTGGCAGTCCCAAGCTTCATCCGTCGCTAGCTTCGGCTCATCGGGAAACTTCCCCAGCAACCTGTACCCTTCGCCGGGATCGGGCTTGTCCAGGTACCATTGTGGCGGCTCGTAAACTTGGCAGAATTTCCAATTATTCGCGTTGCTGGATATCCAATGCAAACTGTTTGGGCATGTTGCATCATATCCACCGAGAAATCTACTGACGCTCCAAATGGACGTATCAACATCCCGGAACCTAGCCTCAACCTTCTCGCCTCGCATTACCTTGGCGATGTCCCCGGCTGTTGCATCCCGCCAAAATTGTTCGATCTTTTGTTCGCTCATTCTTGACCTTTCGCAAATTTAAAACCAGCCTGAAAAGCTTGCCACGTCGCTTCAATTAAACTATCAAAATACCTCTTATCGTTTCTGCCAAACATCGACTCTGGAGTCCAAAGCTTGTATCTTTCGGATGCGTACCGCTCGAACGCTTCGCGGATTTCGTCCAGTTCTGTTTCGCTCATCTTAGTTCCTGTTCATTGGCATGATGACGTATTTGGACTCACCGCTGACCCATAACGTAGGCCTTGTAGGATCCTTGCACCACAGGCTAACCTGATCGGTCTTGTCGAGGCTCTGCAGCCAATCGAGCACGAACCGATAATCCATCGTGATCTCAAAAACCTCTGGAGTCTCAAGCGGTACTGACACCTGAGACCGACCAACATCAGCCGCCTTAGCTGCGATCTTGCAAGAGCCATCGCCAAAGCTAAAGACAACGCCGCGAGACTCTTGCTCAGCCGTTACCGATGCTTGGCGAACCGCCTGCATGAATGGCCCCGCTAGGAATCGGTACTCGATACCATCGGCGGACGGGATAACCGATTGCCAATTTGGGTATCGACCTTCGACCAACCTGGTCTGAATCGCCACTTTATCGCCCTTAAACTGGATCGACGACTTGTTGACCGAGATGCCAATAAACCCCTCAGAGCCCTCCAATGAGCGTTTAACGAGCCCAAGAGCCTTAGTTGGCACAATAGCCGATCCGCCTTCTAAATAGCTTCCTAGATGCAAATCTAGGCCGCTGTAGGCTAATCTCCGCCCATCGGTCGCGATGAGTTCCAATCGATCGCCACCGGCAACGAAATTAACCCCGCCGAGCTGGTATCGTGTTGAGTCTACGTCAGTAGCAAAATCGACCCGCCGCAAGGCCCCTAGCAGGCCCGCAGAACCTACCTCGATGCTCTTGCCTTCGATGGCCGAGACTCGCGGGAATTCGCTTGGATTGCGAGCCTGCAAGGTGAAAGAGCCCTCGTCGGTTGTGATCTCGATCGACCTTTCGTCAGCCTCGATGGTGACCGATTCGGAGCGGGACTCTTTCAGAATCATCCCGACCCTGCGAGGATCCAAAAGAGCCGTACCAGCCGAGTGTATTTCCTCAGGGATTGCATCGACTACCAGCGACGTTTCGCCATTGGATGCCTCTAGTTGACCCGTCGTCGCATCGATCAGCACGTTTCCAAGTACGTCTTTGACCTGGCTTGATGCCCCCGATGCTGCGAGATTGAACGACTCCAAAAACTTCGACCTGTTCAAAACAATTTTCATGCTAGCCTCTTTCTTTTGTTGATGTCTTTGGCCCGATGGCATTGAAGCAAATGTTAGCGACAGAAACAATCACATCGTGGTATTCGTTGTCGCTTGCACAATCCGCTTGAATGTTTTTCAATGCTCGCTCCAATTCGTCGATCCGTTCGAGCAACATTTGCGAACGTGCAATAACATCCGCCGCCATTAAATCGTGTTTTCGTGCCATCTTTAACCTCCAGAATTTCGTAGTAGCTTGGCGTTGATCGACAGCCGACCAACGCGATGAACAAAACAATCAACCTCATATCACCTCCATACGCCGCCCCGAAGTGGTTTGGCAAAAGCTACCTACCGCAAGTAATTCTATCCGTAATATGACGACAGCCACCAACATGCGTCGTCGTCCGACTCAATGCCGTACTGATCCATAAACTCACGCAAAACTTGGCGAGCCTCTTCGGTGTCCCTCAAGAAATCAATATCGACCTTTTCAGGGTATCCTCGTCTATTGGAGATACCTTTAGTTGACAGCATGTACATTGGACATTCGTCGCTGCAATAGTTCACCACTTCAACCGGAATTGGATTAGCATTCTCCCATTCGCGTTTCTTTGCAAAATACTCGGAGATGACTGGAGAATCCCTATTGATGCCAGGTTTATAATTACCGTGCTCATCAAAAGGCGATTCGATCGGATTGACAAACCCGCGAACATCTTGCCACCATTTATCAATATCACCGTCGTATTTGTCGGTGCTCCAAGGAAACTCAAAATGCCCCCCGAAACATACGCCAAAACTTAACTGACCATCTGTTGAAACACCCATAATTAGTCTTTCATTCACTGGTTAACCGCCGCCCCGAATTGGGTTGGCAAAAGGATCGGGCAGGATTCGAACCTGCTTACGGCCTCCAGGATGCAATCGTTTACCCCTGATTCTCTGCCGAGTCTCTACGGTTGCCCGTTTCTCTGGCCGATGCCGCTTGTCTCAAATCGTGGTTCCCGCCACGCCGCCGATCCTGGCACGCTTTTTAGCGAGCTGGTGCCATGCTCGCATTCTCACTCTGCTGGCCCTTCGATGGCTGGTAGGTCAACCTTTTGGAGCGTGACACGCTTGACGTATTCCGCGTCGATCGTCTTGCTATCGCCCTCGATGTCAGCCTGCAAAGCTCGGACACTTTCGGTATCGTCCAGCACACACCAACCGCGACCGATTGCGTAATGCATGGCCGTTTTCATGGCCTGCTCAACTGGCCACTTGTGCCAAGGGTCAGAGTCCTTCGCAAAGTCGTTGCCGGGTTTCTCTGCGTAGTTAAATCCATCGCTATTGGCCCTGCGTTTCTCGATCAACTTTTTAGCGACAAATCCGGTATGGATGACCGTACCAGTGTCGCGAATCTTGACCGACAGCACAACACCGCGAAGATCATCGAATGAAATCGGCGGATTGTCGAAATCAATCGACTCGATCTCGCAAGTCCCGTCAGTTCCGATCTTGATCTTATCATCGTAACCGATCGGAGTTGCGACCATGTGCATTCCGGCTCGATTCGCAAGAGCGTTTAGGCCTCGATGCGACAACTGGAAAAACAGTTGCTTAGGTTCACCTCGCCGAACCGATCTAGGGATTGCAAACGCAAGAGCACCCGCGCCAGTGCTTGGCATCATGCCGGTAAGAGCCGCGATTGCGATTACTCGACCAACCGACTCTTGCCCTTGTGGAGTGCTCAAGCATTCGTCGAAGTCCTCAGGCTTCTTGCTCGATGATCGAGCCGCCGAAAGAGCAACGCTGATGCGTCCAGCCGCTTCCCTTGCTCGATCTTCGCCGACCCAATCCGTTAAAACCATCGTTGCAAAATTCAACGCCGTTTGACGGAATGCCGCTGGCTTGCTAAGAGCCTTGGTTTCCTTTTTTGGTTCTGTTGTTAGTTCTGTTGTCATTTTCATTCCTCCGAATAAACCCTTCTCTTAGGCAACCGCAAAGGGACAATCCCGCTGCTGTAAGGTTGCTGCCAATTGTTTGTTTCGAGCCGATGCTCGTACTCTGTAACCAAGTTGCGAGCGTCTTGATAACCCATTCCGATTGCGTCTGCGTCAAGCTCATACAAAGCCACCGTCGGCGGAATGCCCCGCGTCGATGGTTTCGGTTTCTCGACCACCGCAAAGATGAATCGATACACTGCGCTGCGAGCAGCTTCGATAGCCTTTTGATAGATAAACGCCTGTCGATGGTAGCCGTAATCAACCGCTGACCATTGCCACCTGTGGGGGCTTGCGTCGTCGGTCGTTTTGATGTCGATGATCAACTTCATCGAGTCGATGATGCAATCCGGTTTCGCCTTGAAGCGATGCCCGAACAGATCAAAATGATGCCCTACTTCGACCCGCCGAGGTTGTGCCATGATCGTCGCAAATTCGGCATGATTGTTAAGAGCCTGGACGCAGGCGATCGCGTCTTGATACTCTTCAAGCGTGAGGACAATCTTTCCTTCGTTGTCACGCTCGAAAATGATAGCCTGCAGCTTCCCCTCTTTCGTTCGTCGATCGATCTTTGGAGTAACCACAAAACGCTCATCCATCCTTTCCGGCTCAAGTGCCAAGCAATGAACCGCATGACCCATAGCGAAAGCGTCGGATTCTTTCGGCGGTAACGTCGGCGGATCGTCAACGTATCGCATCTTAAATTCCATCGGGCTTTGAGCCAAGCAGGATAGCTTGGAGTGCGATAGGGCTTTGTTGGCGTAGTAGTCACTCATCGGTCAGCCCCTCGTCAAGTTCTCTTGAGTACATCGGCAACAGGTTAAGCCCCTCAGCCACCGGATCGGCAGACAGTCGCTCGATGAGTGCGTCGGCGGATTTTACCGCCATTTCCGAAAGCGTCTCAAAAAGCTCGGCGTAGCTGGCTTTGTATCCAACTATACTTGCATTACCCAACAGCCCCTGCAACGCCCTGGCTGCGATCTCCTCGCGTTTGGTAAGGCCATCGGAGTAAACCATACCCTGCACGTATTCGTAAGCAAACGGATACGCTTTGTCGTTACCATCCATCATTCACCTCTCATAAAAAACCACAGAACAAACCCAACGCTGACCTCGACCACGCCGAGGTAGACCAGCTCATGTAAAATCTGGCTCATCGTGACCGCTCCCGATATCAGAGACTCCACAGCCAAGACCGATGCCGAAAGCGACGATGAAGATTAGAGCGTAAAGCATTTTTAACCTCACTAAACAAACTTAAAACCGAATTCCCACCCACCGTTGAGAAGGTCACCAAACTTGCCTTCTACCCAATCGCAAATATCGTCGCATCCCCATTGGATCGGAACACCGCTGGACACTGTGATCCTGCTTGTGATTGTGTCGTCGTCATCCACTGCAAGGAACCGCCAGAAGCAAAGCTCAATCACTCGACACTCAGTCATTTTTAGGCCTCCCTCTAGTTCGCTTGCTTAGCTTTTTCCAGCCCTTGACCGGATCAACACCGAGAATCCGATGGGCTCGATCGACCATCGCAAGCCCAACAAACTCCGAAAGCCCGATGCCCTCAAGCGATGCGGCCTTTCTGGCTAACTCTGCCCAGTCGGCAGGTTGCGTTGTGTTGACGTTGACAATGTTATTCGCCATTGTAAAGCTCCTTTTTGATCGTCTGAATGCCTTTGTCTTTTGCTAGATACCGAATAGCCCGCATTTCGATTTGTCTCACTCTCTCCTTCGTGATCTTACCGACGGTTTTTGCAGTCTCCAAAAGTGTCATCGAGTCAAAGAATCTGCATTCAATAATAGCCCTCTCTCGATCAGGAAGATTTTCGACTGCGAGCTTCAACAATCTAGCGTGCTCAGACGATTGGGCCTGAATCAAAGGGTCTTCTGTTGTCATTCTCAAAACGATCCTTGTAGTGGCGTCCAGCATGGCAAGGTAGTCCCAGGGGGTCTGTGGCTGACGCAGCCCTGGCCGAATTTTACTCATCGATCTTTACTCCAAACATAGCCCCATGCTTATACCGAATAGCAAGCACGAAGCAACAACAAGAAAAGGAAAAATACAAATGCAACTAGGAAATCGAAGGCTAGCGAGTTGCTATTCATCGATCTTCACTCCAAAGGGGGTTCCGTCGTCGTCGAAAAAAAGTTCGGAAAAAGCATCGGCGAAATACATCGGCTCGCCCGAAATGTTCATCACCCCCGAATCGCGATATTCAAGCACCCGAAAGGCAGCATCTGGCGTATCGTCTTTATGCCTTACCCACCGATCCCGATGCGGCTTGAACTCTTCCGCATTCGCGAAGTGTCGATACTTCGCTGGTTGCTCGATCTTGCGGATGATGGGCCAAACAGCATCGGACTCGCAAGTCATCCACTTGAACGGCTTACCGTCCCCGTTAATTGAAAAATCGCCCTGTTTGATCTTCCGAACCTCGACCAACTCCCACCCATCGGGCACACCTGGCACGTTCCTAAAGCCTTCACTCATCTTCCAAACCCTTTCTCAAGTGCTGTACCGCTTCCTCGATTCCCTCGTTCTCCAGATCCTCGAGCCGTTGGCACTCGACCGCTAGCTCTTGGGCTCGACGTTTGGCCATGCCTATGTAGACAGCATCAAAACCGCCTGTAAATGCAAAGCTCATGCATTCTTCAATGATACTTGCCAAGTCTCGTATCTCGTCACGAAGTTGCTCTTTTGTTCGCTTAGGCATTTTGCACCTTCTTTCGTTTCCAAACTGGAATCAAGCCAGGGGCCAACCGGAAAACCGGCATTAAGCACCAGCCAGTTTTGATCTGTCCGACCTCCACCTTTCCTTCTCTGATCCATTCCTTGACAATCGGCCAAAGATCCGATGGATGCATCCCGCTGGCCTTGCTGATCTGCGGGATTGATTCCCATTTCGTTGACATGACCGCTTCTGCTTTCATGCGTTCTATCTCCAAAAAAGTGTTAAACCATCGCCATTTCTTGCGATGCCTTGACCGCCGCAGCGATCTTGGCCAATTGTCGCTCAATCTCTCCGACCGAATCACCTACAACAATGTCCGCATCGTTTTCGTTTCCTCGCTTGCCTGCCTTGTGGTTGCTGACGCGAAGCTTGATCGACCAATCGCCGCCGATGGCGTCAATCGTCCAGTACCGCGACCCGATCGAGCCCGCTTCGCTGTAGCAATCCTCAACACCGTCGATGCTTTTGATTGCTTCGGTTACAGCATCCTCAAGAGCCTTGTCAGCATCGAGAAATAACCTGTCCGACAAAAGCAAATGACCGACCAACTCCCAAGCTTCAAGCGTTGCATGGATCATGTTTGCGTTCATCGTTCTATCTCCAAAAAAGTGTTAAGCCAAGACCCCGAAGGGTTTCGCCGTTCCCGGCTCGTCAGTTGGTTAGCGAGCGGTTCGAGCTTCGAGCCACTTTTGAGCACCCTTGAGGGTCTTAAAGTCTTTGCTCTGAGTGAAGGTCATCGCGGTGTAAGTTCCGTCGGCGTTCTTGAATACGCCTCGGGTTTGCGTCTCGTTGTTCGCGTCTTCGATTTTGATCGTCGTTGCTTGGCTCATCGTCTTAATCTCCGGTTAGTTTCCGTCAGCGACGTTGCTGACTACGTGTGTATATTAATCGACCGGCCAAATAAAGGTCAACAGGTTTTCGGGAAAAGATCAAGAAGTTTTTTCCGAAAGATGCGTTTCACCAACGAAAACGCAGGGA